GTTCCTTCTTTAAAGTCCTTAAAACCCTCTAAGAACGATCTAAGGCTATTACCTACACCAACAGCACTGTTGTTTAATGAGTTACCTAATGATTGAAAATTAGCAGTAGTTCTTCTTGAAACACCAAGTACGGTGTCAACTTCGTTTACTATCCTGCCAACACCAATACCTAGTACGGTGAGGCCTTGGGCGAAGGTAACTGGTACCTTGCCAAATTCTTCATCAATAGCGGCACCCTGACCCTCAAGGGCATCGATGACCGCCTGTGCGGAAAGCTTACCTTCATTAGCGAAGGCTCTTAGTTCTCCAATTGTGATACCCATGCCTCTAGCGATAGCTTGTGCTACAGCAGGGGTCTGCTCCATTACAGAGTTTAATTCTTGTCCACGTAGAGCACCAGCGGCTAGACCCTGACCTAACTGCACAATAGCAGAGTTAGCGGATTCAGCTGATGAACCAGAGATGGTAATTGCTTGGGCAATAGAGCGAGTAACCTGAATTACTGTTTTCTGCTCAACACCTAGCTGTTTTGTTGCTCGACCAATACGAGAGTAAAGGTCAGCCAGAGACTCTTGGTTAGACCTTGTCTCAATGGCGATTTTATTTATTTCTTTAAAAGCGAATATTTGGTCTTCTAACTTATCATTAGTAAGAGCAATACGAGCTTCCAACCTACGGTAAGAATCAGTAATACCTGTGATTGCAGTAGCACTTCCGATTGCCGCAAATGCAGCGGCTGTCCCAATAGCTAACTTCTTAATGCTGTCAGCGGAACGCTTAGTGGTTCTGTCTATATTCTCTACCGATTTATTTAACTTACGCAAGTCTTGTTGCGCTTGTCTGGAGTCTGACTTTACTTTTAATTCAATAGCCAAAACGGTATCTCCTTTTAGACAGTTAAGGGATTACTTGTACAGCAACACCTTTGGGGTTAAAGTATTTAAAAACGGTGCCTTCAATAAATCTAGCAGGCGCTTGGTTGGAACGCCCCATATTCAAATCCTGAATATAAGGCACACCATTAGTTAAGTACAACACATCGTACTGAGTTGAACTTGGAGGAAGCAGGGGAGGTGATACGGCCATAAAGCCATTTGCAGAATCCCTTGCCTCTCCTTGTTTACTTGAGATAGACCATGACCCTCTTGCTCTACCTGTTTTCACAGGAGTTACAAGTTGCAAAGCAGATTGAGCTTGCAGGGCGTTAATCCTTAAAGCCTGATTAGTGGCTTGTATAACTTCTTGTTCTACAGCATCAAGGGCAGAAGTAACCCCTTTTAGCTCTATACTTAGCTTTGCACTCATGTTTTATCTCCGATTGTTCTTGCTAACAAAGCTCCGAAAGGAGACCTTCTCAACGATTGATTGGAAGCTTCCGCATCCGACTTCTCACCTTCCCACTTGTGTAGTTGGGCAAGAGCAGGGAATACTTCGTTAGGTTTAACTTTAGCGCCCTGAGATTGCATTATAAGGCCAGCACGACTATCTTCTCTCCACCCAATAGGTCGAGCTTCGAAGTACTTTCCCCACATTACTAGTTCTTCTTGTGGCATTTCATCTAGCAACTTGTGCATAGGTGTTCCTAAATGAAATGCTAAATCATACAAGAAGAGATCCTCTTGGCTTATGCGTTTCCCGCATCACCTTGGGCCATGCCCATAATGCTTTCAGATAGCTTGGTTAATTCAGTTACAGGGAAGCCATCAAAGTCTTCATCAGTCATGTCTTCTGCATCAACAACAGACAGACGCAATACAAAACGAAGAATTTCTAGCTGATCGCTTTCTTCAGTTTGCTCTTTTGACTTTGCTTCGATAGCGCGAATGTCACCTACAGTCAGTACTCTGATCTCTACGGTGTCATCCATGAATTTTACTTGTTTGGTTAATTTCTTGCCGATAAACTTTTTCATTGTGTTAATTCCTTATTAAATTATTTGTTAGATGTTTCAGGGTTAAATAGATGTTCGTTATGTGCTTCAAAGTCTTCAATCATTTGGTGCATAGTGTGTAATACGCCAAGGGTATCAAATACTTCTTTGTGTTTGTCAGAACCGGGTTCAAAGTCTTTAAAACGTTCGAAGGTTCTACGGATGCTAAAGTCGATGTCTTTATGTATGTTACGGGTAGTTACCTGTAGCACGAAAGACTTGTCGAATGGCTTAGTATCGGACATAGTATATTCCTTATTCGATTATAGTTAAAAGCAAAGAGGGCACCGAAGTACCCCCTTGCTGGGTTGTAGCTTATACTAGCTGGTTGTAAACACCGGGGTTAGACTCAGGTGCAGAAGCAGCATCTACTAGAGAAACTGGGCCAGTGAAGTCGCCTTCAATAGTCAGAGACATAGTAGCTTGGTTAGCATCGGTCAGACCGGGAGTGATTTCTAGAGAAGCGATTTTACCTAGGAAGTAGAAATCGTCAAAAGAGTTCTGTACAGAAGCAACAGCAACGCCGCTAGACAGAGTCAACTCAGCGTCAGAAATACGTACGCGGAATACCAAAGAAGTAGCGTTCTTACGCAGAGTTTCAAGAGCACCGTGCTCAGAAGGAATGTAGTTAACAGTGAAGTCCAGAGAAGGAGCATCAGACTGACCAGCGATCTGAGAAGAAGTAGCTTGACCGTAAACAGGAACGTTTACAACGTTAGCAGGAGTACCCAAAGATGGGAATTCACGAACGTTACCAACACCTTTAGGAGCAGGCTGATCAGAAGTTGCAGAAGCAACGCCTTCAATAGAAGCCAACAGGTTGTTAGAAGGAGCAGTTGTGAAGTAAGTAGCCATGTCATCTACAGTAGATGCAGAAGTGATAACGCCAGCAGCAGCGTTGGCAGGGTTTTCGCGGTATGCCAGAGTAGTAAATTTACCAGCAGATAGACTTGAGATATGAGCCATTTTATTAATCCTTTTAGATTAGTTAAAGAGTGTAAAGTCGACTGTATAGTCGGCTCGGTAAAGAGCAGGGTTTGCCTTATCCTTACCAATTATGTTTAATGCACTAGAACCAGTGCTTGTTCCATTAGCAAACCTTTTGGCTTGAAAATAGGTGTCTAAGATATCAGCAACAGCTAATACCCTAGTCATACCTTGTCCAGCAGGTACGTATATCTGAATAATGACTTGGCCTTCTATTCCAGAGAAGTGTCCAAACATATCTTCGCTACTACTTGGTAGAAGTTCAATTTTAACGAACTCCTTTGCTCCTATTTCTCCCTCAAAGTTACCGGGGTAGGCCGCAATACTTTCAGCTTTCCATGCTGTAGTAGAGAATACAGATTCTATATCCAATTGAAGTTTATTGTATTTAGACATTAGTTATACCTCCGTTACGATCAGTTGTACTAGAGCTACATCCTTTGTATAAGATACAATGGTATGAGTTGTTGAGTCAAAAGTAAGAGTATCATAAACACTAGGGTCTGCGATGTCTATACTTTTAGCAAGTAAGTATTTCTGCGTAACAGTAACACCTTCCTTGTTTGTTTCTAGTTTAGTCTCCTCTAATATAACTTTGACTTTCGTCTCTATTATAGAAGATGTTGTTGTAGCACCAGATGTCAGGTTGCCGAACCCGTCAACAACTGGAAAGTTGTATTTTTCGGCAGAAGAATTAGCAAGCACAGCTTCAAACGCTAAATCTCCAGCAGAAGAAAACGCAACATCAACAGAAGAGTTTATTAAGTTTTGATAAGACATTAGAAGCCTCCTAAGACGCGGTGCCTTTTAGTCTTAACCATTCCAGATAGAATCCTTCGAATACGTCTAGGGAGTAAAGCTACGCCCCTTATGTTTTCAAGTTTTAAGGTTCCCACCTTGAGGTTCTTAACACTAGACGAGCTGTTAAGTATGTCCTTGTTAGACAACAAATGAAGTGCAAGCTCATAAGTTGCTTTCCTGAGTAGCCTAATATCTCGGCTCACAGACTGCTCTGTTTCAAGAGTAGTGACAAACGTATACGTGCTAAACGATTGCTTTACACCTCTTGAAGAGTCAGCCCAAAAACCTGATCGGGGCCAAGACAAAGCACCATCAGGAGTACTAGCCGCGCCTTCCCAATCTTGCTGATCGAGCATAGACGTAGCCGCTATTAAAGCTTTCTTACATTGTGCGGTTGAAACAAACCAATCTTCAGAATCTAAACGATCGTTGAAGTACGCATTTGCTTCTTCCAGTGTTACATAGGAGTTGTCACCTTTTACGAGTGCCATCTTGTTCTCCTTGTCTTTAGGTTAGGTTAGAGGGGCCAGTAATGCGCCCCTATTCTGTTATGTTAATCCCGGTATAGTTACCGTTTCAAAGTCATTAGACACCATGCTGTTAAGCTGTAGCTTGACATTGTTCTGGTCAGCAGGGTCGATGTAGTTTCGGACACCGTTAGCGTAAGAGTCACTAGCACCATCACCCATCAGCCACACTTGAGTAGCCCTAGGTGCGGAAGTAGAACTACCCAACAAGAACGGTTGTATCGTAAATCGTGATGTAGGTGGCCTAAACGGACCACTTGTGTTGTAAGCACCGTGTCGAACCTTGTAGTCAGCTACCCATTTGACAGGGTCAGTAATCATAAGCTCAATTTGAGCGTCATTATACATCAGACCACCCGGCTGTTGTGAGTTAGGTGTTGAGTGTGTATAGTTACCTTCACTAATTAGAGTAGTAGTAATCATACTAGCTACTTTACCTCTAAAGCTATATCCGTTTCCTCTACCACCAATAGTAAAGTCACCTGCTACAGTTCTATCCATGCGATAACCAGTGCTTGTCCAGTTAGCAGATGTAGATAGGTTGTTACCTAGTGAGCCAAAGCTGTCTGCACTGCTCATGATACGAATGTCAAAGCAATCAGCTAGGTTAGCCGCAGAAGCATTGTTACCACCAAGGCGTTCACCACTGTTAGCAATATAGACACCATACCAGTTAGAAGATGAAATAGACTGATTAGCAATTCTACACTCGTTGTAGCCAGTGCCTTCACGACCCCATCCAAACATCAAGCTACCAACGGCAGTTAATCTTAGATAGATGTTGTCATTACCGCTTGAAGAACCCTCGCCTTGGTTCCAAACCGTTTGATTACCACTGTGGCCATCTGATTTGAACATAACTGCTGTAGCCCAAGGTCTAGAACTAGTGTTGTTAGAGGTTTCACCTTGTGACCTTGTACCGAGGTCAACTGTG